GCTTGATCTTCGATCGTGGTGATCGCCCGAGCTTTGTTCCGGGCGGCGTCCTTCACATCGCCGATATTCGTGGCGATCGTCTGCAGGATGCCGATGTGATCGGCCACGATTTTGACCGACTGGTAAGCCGGGCCGAGCATACGCTCGATCATGCCCACAGCCGAGGGTGAGCCGAAGATATTCATTCCCATATCAGATCCATCCGTTCTGTTCGAAGAGGGTCCCGCTGTTGGAGCGGGTATTGCTCACGAGGTCTTTCTCCTCGGCGCTCTTGCAGGCAGCCTCGTATCGGCTGAGGTAGAGCTGGCTTTTGCCCACGGATCCTTCCGTCCCCATGTCGGCGTAGACCTTGTGAGCGATGAAGGCGGTGAGGGCACTCTCCAGGAACCGGGGCAGAAAGATCTCCTGCTCCTCGTAGCCTTCTCCTGCATCCAGCAGGGGAGGGTGGTAGGCCTGGTAATTCAGGGCGATGACCTGATCGAGCATGGGCACAGGCACCTGCACCGTGTCGAATTTCGGCGTGTGCAGCGACCGCGGATTGTTCGCCTGATTGATCGGCAGCTCGGTCTGAGTGTTGTCCCAGGCTTCGAGCACCTTGACCACATCGCCGAGGAAGGGCTCAGCCATGCTGTCGATCAGGTAAATGTCGTGGGGGTTTTCGTCCGACGCCTGGCTCAGGGCGTGGACCGGATCGAGATGATAGGTGGAGATGTGCGACATGCACGTGAGCAGCAGGCTCTTCTCTGTGAGAATGAACCGGGTGTAGAGTTGCTCCAGCCCCTCGTTTGCGTGCATGACAATGCGGGGCTTGGCACCATCTGCGATGGTGCCGTCCCCGTCATTGCCGATGGCGATGTTCGAAAATTCCCCGAAGGAGAGCTTCCGGAAGAGCTCCAGGACGTTCATTCAGACCCCGCTTATGTTCTGTTTTTTGCGAGTGAGCTGATCTGTCGATGTCAGACCACGTAAGAGGACATCCCTCCGGAATAGCCGTCGGCTTCTTCCGCCTCCCAGAGGCTGACTTCTTCTGGCGTCGTCGGAGCTGACACCGAGGGCTTCCAGGGATTGAGGTAGCCGAGCATCGAGATCGTATCGATGCAGTCGTCTTTGCCTTTGATCCCGCTGGCCGTGACCAGGCGGAGCTGCCCCATGAAGAGGTTCATGATCTGGAGGCGCTTCATTTCCTCGGGGAAATACATTTTCCCGGCCTTGAACCAGGGAACCACGAGATTGAAGCGGGAGAGCTTGTCGGTGATTGGGCGGATGCCGGGAGTGTTGCTCTTCTCAGAGGAAGCAAAGTTGAACCAGATGTTCCGGTTCAGCATTTCCTTCTGGATCCAAGAGATGAAAGCGCCCTGCTGGCCCGTGATCTCGATGCCTACCTGCTGAGGTTTATACAATTGCGCCAGGCGAAACAAGTCATCAATCGACTTGTCCATCGTTTGTCGGGCGCAGATGCCGTCCACCCAGAACCAGTCCCCGTTGGCGTTGTAAGCCCAGACCGAGATCACCGAGAAGTCGGCCGTCTGCTTTTCCGAGGTGGCGAAGTCTGTCGTGATATAGAAGTTGAACGAGCCCATGTTCCTGATGAGCTGCTCCCGGCTGTACCAGCGAACGTCGCTGTCGAGCACGAGACGCTCTTCGTCGGAGGTGATCCGGAGCATCAGCTCCTGCATGAAAGCAGCCAGCTTTCCGGTGCTGACCGCCATGTCATACTGTTCCTTCACATAGTCGTATGTGAAGCGGTCCTCCCAGGCACCGACGAACTCATGACGCTCGCAGGGAAAGCGCTCGCACACCGGCCACACGTTGACGTCCCAAGCACCGGACTCGACGGCCTCAATCAGGATGTCGTCCTTGTTGAAGGGCGTGCCGTTGAAGATGACCTTCCGACGGGTCGGGTCCAGAGCGTGGTTGACGCCTTTGTAAACCGTGTCCTTGATGGCGATCATCGCCGCCTTGGATTTGGAATCGTCATCCGACACGAGGTCATCGAGCACAGCCAGGACAGGGCGCTTACCGAAGATCTTGGTTCCGCGAAGACCGGTCTTCGCACCGAACATCTTGATGCCGAGCCGGTGGCCCTCCTTGCTGACGAACTCGATGTAGTTGTCGGTGAAGGTGGCCTGAGGGATCCACTCCTGCAGGAACTCGGAATTGTTGTAGCGGAACTCGATATTTTTTCGCGCCGATTTGACGCCATTATCCATGGAGTCGGACACGTATATCATGCCCTCGACCTTCCCAAGGCCGGGCAGATACCCGAACACGCCGAGGAACAGGCAGAAGTATTCCATGAACAAGGTGGTCTTAGCGGCACCTCGGAAGCACAGATTGGCGATGTACCCGCGTGGACTGGTCACTTTGTCCAGCATCTTCAGGTGGACAGGCGGGGTCTTGTGGGACTCTCCCTCGGTTCCGTTCACCAGTTTGATGAAGTTCATGAAGGTGAGGGCAAACTCTGTCGGCAGATACCCGCTTGAGTTCAACTCAGCGTAATTGACCTGATCCAACCAGTCGTCGAGTTCCTGTTTGACGAGACTCATACCTCCTTGACCTTCCCTTCAATGAGGGGTTGGGCAGCGATGAGTCGGGTATCGACACCTCCTTCGATCAGCTCTCTTTGCTTCAGTGCGATGGAAGCGAGCATGTCTTTCAGCTCGCTCATACCGGAGTTCTCGCCCACGTTGACCTGCACCAAAGCCGCAGCTTCCTTGGGTTTTGCGAGGTGCGTGAGGATGGAATTGGCCGCGTCCGAGCGAACTTTCTCGCTGTTCGCGTTCATCATCAGGTCGGCCTGGACGTTGATAGCTTTCTGGAAGACGTCCTGGTTCACGATCCACACCGGGACCAGGGTCTGCTCCATGATCAGATTGACCAGCTTGCCCTTATGGTAGGCAGCAACGTAGGCCGAGATCTCCTTGTCAGGGACCTGCTTGGCGACCAGCTGGGCGTATCGGGCCGGGAACGTCTTGGCGTAGGCGTCCTTGTTGCTCAGCCCCATGACCTTGTGGCTGACGTAGACGACAGCGTTGAGGTAATCCTCGGTCTTGAACCGGCCTTCCCGGAGCACCGCCGAGTAGCTGACAAAATTCTCCCGAACCTGTTCAGCCACGATCGGGTCGGAGACGATGTTGTTGATCTTGTCGGTCAGCTGCTGAGTGGCAGCGGACTTGAGGTTGGCCGGCAGAGCTGCCTCCACCTGATCCTTCGTTAGCATGTTCAGTTTTCCTGAATCTTATCGTTTGAGTCGTTCGGGGACTCATGGGATACGGCAGACGCCTCGGTTTTCTTTCTGGGTTACCGGGGTCTCCGTAAGGGAGGGGCGGGCACTTTGGTCGGTGCCCGCCCGAACTAGCCCCTCTAAAGCCTTCTAGAGCCCGTCAGCCCACGTTGGCCCGCACGGCCGCATCTTTGGCTTCCAGCAGCTTCCTGAGGGCCACAGACCGCTCTGCGTTGCGGGGAACCACCGAGATGATGAACCAGGCAAGCTCGTAGAACTTGACCGACGTCGCCCGGAGATGGTCGGGCAGGTGGGCGAAGTGGAAATAGCGAAGGATCGGATCGTCCTTCAGCTGCTGCTCGCTGAAGCCGGAGGGGGCGGGGTGGATGCCCTGGGTCTGCAGGCTCTCCCCCTTGCGTGCTTCGTAGAGGGCTTCTTGCTGGCTGATGTTCATTGGTCGGTCCTTTCCGGACTCTTGTTGTTGGAACCAGGTGAGGTCAGTGGATGGTCAGGGCAGGGGCCTTCTCGAAGCTCTCCTCGAACTGCTCCTTGGTGATCCAGGCACAGGTCTCGTCGTCGATCGCCAGATAGAAGCCTTCCGCCTCGCGGGGATGATCCGGCTCGGAAGCATCTTCGATGCTGTCGTAGAATATGCCGTATCGCATGGGCACGGCCGCCACGGCTGTCAGGCCACCTTCGCCCAGGGTCACATATTCCTGCTCGGGCTTCTCATCGAACAGCTCCAGCTGCTCGCCTTCATTCTCTTGAGCCATGGGTATTCCCTCTTATTGGCTGGTTATGTCTGGGAGGTGTCGGTGGGACCGTCGCCCTCTCCCTCGCTCATGCGGCTGCGCCGCGGCGGGGAGGTGCTCCTGGTCCCTTGCCTTGTTGAGGTCGTTCCTCAGTGGCTCTGGACAGGTTGGGTTTTAGGTCATATATCGTCGGCATACAAGAGCCCCCGGCAGGCCACGCCGTCGGAGACCACTCTACCGGAAATCCCCTCCTCACCCACGGAGCCTTTATATCTCTCTTTAGAGAGATATGAGAGAGAGAGAGATGTCTGAAATACCTGACGGTATTCCAGGGGAGGGAAGAGGGGCTGCCGCAGAAGATTCCAAACGGTTCCACATCTATCTGTCATGGTATCCAGGACACGGCTGTCCTCCCTTCCTGGCTCAGCTCCGCCAGGAACCACTCAGGAACATCAATGTATCTCTAATAACGGGGAGGCTGGAGGGAGCCTTTCCGAAGGAAAAGGGATTCACACCCTTCCTTGGCTCACCTATAATTCGTCCATCAGCAGGGGGTGCCATTCCCCGGTTGGTGTGAGGCAAATGCCGCGCAGACACCCCAGTGGACGGTGGGGCTAATAACATCCACGGTTAGTGGGGACGCTATTCCTGCCTGACTGGTTCTCTTTTAGCGAGCCATGAAGGTCCAGTCCTTGAACTGACACCAGACCGGGCTGGTTCACCAACCCCGGCAGATTCTCCGAGGAAGCTTGTCGCGTTGCTTCGCTCGTGAGGGGGAAGAGAGACGGGGCCGAAACAATAATGAGCCAGGGTCACTGACCATAGAGCTCCGGTCCCGTCTCTCCATTTTCATCCGCTCCCAACCAGCTTAACCAGACAGCTTATCCGGCAGGATGCGCAGGACCGACCAAAGTCCGGAGCATCCCTTCATGCCAGTCGCCTCATCTGACGTCGTTCCGAAAAACCCAGAGAACGGAACAGAGCGCACAGTGTTGGTAACGGATTATTCTCGATTGAGGGCACCTGGCTCAGATCACCAGGCTTTCATGGGGGCGTGTACCCCCTCACCGGACGGTGGTTCCCTCGAATCGGTATTCGCAGAAAAATTATGGAAGATCAGACTGTTGATTGCTCACCCTCGGGGGTGTTCTATGTCTTCATATGTTGGATAGTCAACAGTCTATTTTGTACAATGGGCGCTGTCCCGGATAGACACACGATTAGCCCCAAGTTGACTCTATTAACCTCGAAGCATGTTTCGCGGGTTTTGCAGATAGTCATGGTGATGTTTCATGATGGGGTATTGGTGCGGAGCACCACCCCAACACAAAAACACCCCCCCGGTCTCCGGGGAACACAAAACACAGACCCACCCCCCTTCAATTACTCCTGAGCTCAGACCCTTCGGGTCGTTCAGCATTCATGCTCACATCAGGAGATTACCCATGGCTACCACCGCTACCACTGTCGCTGCTCGTGCAGGCGCACTCAAGTCCATCCTCAATACCGTCGCTAAGACTGCCCAGTCCGCTGGCGCTCTCGTCGACGTCACCACTGATGGCATCGGCATGCTCTCGGCTATGGTCGAGAAGTCATCCACTGAACAGAAGAAGCGCTACTTCCTCGCTTCGCAGACCTTCGATCAGGACCTCATCCGCACCTACGCAGAAGAACAGGCTCATGCCAATATCCGCGTAGAAGAGTTCTGCAAGCAGAGTGAGTCTCACCGTGCTCACTATCAACGTGCTCACGACGAGTTCGCTACGAAGTTCAACTCCAAGTTCCCTAGCTAACAGCTTCCCATCACCCCATACCTACAATCCACCTAAACCCTAGAGCCTTCGGGCTCTGGGGCTTTAAGGCTATCCGAAAGTCAACTCCATGAAGACCATCTTCAACTTCATCCGACAGACCCTGAGCTGTGCTCGGGCTGTCTTCCGCAACATCCCTCTGTTCCTCGAACTCGATCGCCTCGACGATCAGGGACAGGGCAACAGCCCTCGTGCTCACCACATCCGTGAGACGCTCAAGCGTGAGATCCTCATCCATCAATGCTTGCGTTGATGGGGCTCACCACGTAATCCATCTCTGCCTTTCAGGCAGTCCCTCGACCAAACATAGGGAAAACCCAGAACATGAAACCGCTTTACCCTGCACGTTCAGTGCGGGATCTCTATGAGATTCCCAGCACGAAACCCAAGCCGCTCCACGTTTTCATCGTCGTCTTCATGCTGCTGATCAACATCGCAGCCGGCCTCTACATCATCCGTGATCACTACACCGGCTCGTACTTCGAGCTCGTGGAGCACGATGACTGGGGCAAAGGTCCCTCGAAGGTTGTCGATTTCAACCTCTCCTCCGATGACTGCAAGGCTCTGTCCTCGCACCTCGAACAGCGCTCGGCTGAAACCTCCTACGAGTGTGTGCTGAGCCAGTGAAGCTCATCACATCGCTGGTTGCAGCCATCATCCCGCTCGGCATGGGAGCATTTCTCGTGCTCCTCGGACTCGTCAACGATCAGTCCGGACCTGCCTTCTGCGGCGCTCTCATCATCATCGGCGTCCTGCTGCTCCTCTGGGTTCTCCATGGGGAACCAAGAATGCTGGACGCACATCCGAACAAGGAATGAACCATGGCACATCACCTGCCTGACATGCTCACCGTCTCTGACCTCGAAGCCTTCTCATCCACCGTCGATCGCACACATGACGACGACATCGATGCGCTCGCAGATCATGAGATCGAAGAGCTCCTCATCAATGAGGGCATCGAGGATTACGAGATCGAGATCCTCAAATCTCAGGGCTTTCCCATGACCGACATTGCTCGCCAGCTTGCTGGTGACCTCGTCATCCTCATGCACTGACCACCGTCAACCCGTATCCTCACCATCAGCTAGACGCTTCGCGTCGTTTGGTGGTGGGGAACGGCATCCTCATCACCGTCAACCAACCATTGAACCAAGGAAAACATCATGGCAGTCACCACTTTCGCAGACCGTTTCGGCAACATCGCTCAGCAGATGGCAGCCGCCAACAGCTCGACCGCTTCCAAGCTCGACAAGCCCAAGGCCAAGTTCTGGCTGAACGTCGGCTATGAGCAGCCCAACGACCCTAAGTATCCCTTCGTGTCGCTCAACAACGGCATCGCCATCGACACGATGGAGCGCCACGAGCTCAAGGGCAACAATCAGGAATACCTGACCCTGCTCAAGAAGCAGAACGACTTCGCCGATCTCATCCAGGCTGCTGCTGAACAGCTGGAGCCGGGCCAGACCGAGATCATCTCGCGCTGCGAAGTCTCGGGCATCTGCCTGCAGCTGCGTCGTGTCGGCGATGCTCAGGAGTTCGTGCCTGAGCAGCCGACCACGCCTCCGGTCAACCTGCGTGGCTTCCGTCACGCTGTCTGAGCTTCGCTCTGATCAGCTCTTCGAAATGGGGATCTCATGCTTCGGCATGGGGTCCCCTTCGAGGCTGGGCGGG